CATAAAAGACACCACCGTAACCGTCAGTTAGTTTTTTCTCAGAATTGTTGGTTACAAAGACATTTGACATTTAGAAACTCACTACATCGCCATATACGGCAATGGTTGCAGTGTTAGCGACATTACCGCTACCAGTGTTCACATTGACATACAGAGCTTGGGTTGTAAAACCAGTAATAGCAGAACTGCTGTTATACGGACTTGCAATAGTCAAGTCTTGGTATGTACCAGGACCTGTCAAGTTGCTAAGTGTTGTATTTGCTACTACAGCGTTAGAAATGTTACCGTCAGAGCTAGTAGTTACAGAAATAATCACATTCGAGATATTCCCGATTGGATTGTTTAAAGTAATTCTACGAACAATAACGCCACCAGAACCAACGGTTGCATTAGCATTAGTTAAGCCACCACCTAACAACGGCAGGGTGATACCAGTAACGGTAGCGTTTCCTGTCGTGTTAAGTGCTGTAGCTTGCTTAACAGCAATACGACCATTCCCGAATGAATCAAGGTAATACTGTGATACTGAATCAGGATTAGCCATTTATTGCTCCTTAGCTTGCGTTAAAAGTGCCAGAAACAGCTTGTCCACCGTTCACAGTTGCCAATGTAATTGTGCTGTTTGTAGTTGCGTTAGCAGCCACATTCACACCATCGGAAACGAGGAATGTTGAACCAGAGTTGTTTGCTAATACAGTTGTCCAAGTTGCAGCATTGGTAGTTGTGTTATACGCAGACACAGCAGAGATGCTCACATTGGTGTTTGGAAACAGAATGTAAGAACCTGCTGGAATGACTGTACCAGGAGAGGTAACGGTCAAGGTAGTTAACTGCCAATACGCACCAGGGGTGTTCGTATTAGTACTGGTGATTAGGATTTTATTTAAACCGAGTGACATGGTATTTGCTCCTTATAAAGAAATAGAGTTATAACCCTGCACTCTGGTCATTGACTTAGGCTTGGTGCTTACTAATTCAGCAATCATCAAGACAGCGCCAACATAACCAATCTGCCAGTTAGGTAAGGTGGATTCAAAACCAGTAAATACGAATGAACCTTGATCGTGGATATACAAGCTCATGTAGTTACTGTTAATGAAATACAAAGTACCTTCTGGGCAGTAAGGATCTGGGTAAATAGGCACGCCAGCGACCATCAAAGCACGGAAAGCTGCTTGAGGACCGTTGGAATCGCCATCAAAGCCATGTCCAGGGGTAATTACATATTGCTCTTGACCAACATAGTCTTGAGCGAGGAGTGTCCAAGTACCGAATCCGCAAACACCAAAAGTAGGTACTTCAGCACCTTTCTTAACTGTTCCAGAAATGTATTGGAGTACATTTTGACGAGTTGGGTTTACTGAACCAGCATTGTAAACCTTAGACTGCCACCATGAGTAGGTAGAACGGTTGATGTTACCGTAAGTCTGTAGGTTTGTACCATCATCAATAGCACCTGGCAGTCCAATGAACTGTTGAGTGTTAGTGTAGTTGTTGTACAAAGCGGTTGCCATCGCATCCATCATCACATTGGTTGCGTCATTCATACGGGCTTCAATCAATGGAATGATTGCGTAGTCCTGCTGAACAGCACCTTCCATACCGAGGAACGGTACAGGAGCGATCATGAGCTTCAGGTTAAATTCAGCGTTAAATGCACCTTGCTGAACTGCTGGCTGGTTAAATGAACCAGAGTAGTCAGACCACTGTGCGTTAACAAACTGAGCGCCTTGAACTGGCACGGTTACTTGGGATACACCGCCTGAAGCCTGTTGACTGTTAGCAATCAACGCAGCCATCAAGGGCGTACTGTTATACAACTGTACGACCAGCTTGGGGATAAACGCTCTACGAGTTACATAGGTAAGCTCGTTATACTGCGATGATCCTGACGCTGGAACTATTCCGCCACCTATTGGCATAATAATTCTCCATTAAAAGTAAATATCCCCTATTTACTGCTGTTTAAATACCAATTGGTCGAGTGTTCTTGCGTAACTCGCCCAATGCTTTTGCTGCTTCATCCCTTGCGCCCATCTGTGGGTTCTTCCAGTATTTTGATAGGTCGAACTTGCTGATAGCACTTGGGTTATATCCCATTGCCGAATTGGAAGTAGGAGTTGCTGCTTGTTTCATCCAATCGAAGTACTCTGCTGCTGTTTCATGGTTGGTCATGCCTTTTTCAAGCATTACTTTTTCAATCTCAGCAATTTCTTCTTCAGTGCGATTTAATTTCGCTCTGCGTTTTTCGAGTTCTTCTTTGGCATCTCGCTCACGCAATTGAGCTTCCAGTTTCATTACTCGTTCTTCAGCAGAAGAAATTTTCTTCTCTGTGTAGTCCTCGATTTCTAATTCTGGAATAGACAATTCAGGCTTAACCTGTTTTGTCATGCGTAAAAACTGCTTGCGTGTTTGTGGATTGTCAGCCAATTGTTTAGCTAACAAAGCCAGTTCATCACGCTGTTCAAAAGATAGATCTTCTAAGCTCATAATTTATCCCCTTTCGAGATTAGATAACTTTCTTGGTGTCACCAGGATGTGACATAGACATCATGTTTTTGTAGCCAGCTTTAGGAGCAGCAGACAAGCCACCAAACTCTGAGAAGCGTGGAGTATTGATAACTTGACCGTTTTTCTGATTGTTGTCAGTTGGTCTGCGTGGTAAAGCAGCGCCACGGGGTTTAAAGAGTTCCATAATGATTCCTTACATTTGTGGAGTTGCGGAAGGTGCGCCACCTGGTAAACCGCCACCTGTAGGTGGAGGAGGTACTGGAGTGGACATACCTGGGATTGTTGGTGCTTGTGCCATTGCTTTGCCTTCAGCCGTTGCACCGCCAGCTTGGGGTAATGTTTGCAACATCTGCATAATCTCAGTAGGTTGCAATTCGTTGGTCTTGGATTTTTTAGGTCCAATTACTTTGTTAATTACACCGATGGCGTTCAAAATAGAACGACCTTCTTCAGAATCTGATCCTACGGCTGGCAGAGCTTGTTCTAACAAGTCTTGCGCCATAGATAAGTTAATCATGGCTGCTTCACGGTTACCCATCTTGGGTTCTGGGGTACTCATTGGAGATCCCATTGGAGCAGCGGAGTTTTCAGACATTCCTGTAGGAACTTCAGGAGCTTGGGGTACACCAGTAGGGGTTGCACTATCCCGTTGGGATTTAATCATTTGCATTAACTGGTCTGAAGGTACGCCCATAATTTTTTCCTATTAAGTTTTCAGTAATCGTAATCTTAAACTATCAATTGTCAAGTGGGGGGATATATTTTGCTTCCCTCCCCCCAGGGAGGGTATTCGGTCTGCCCGAAGTAACCATCAGAGGGTTTTAGCCCTCGTAGGATTACTTGCGTGCTTTACGACCTTTGCGCTTAGTGCGTGCCATGTGATTTCTCCTAATAGCAAGACGGTCACCTATTTATAAGGGAAGGCAGCCACACCCTTTCTCCCGTGAAGGAAACTAATTAACGCTTAGACTTGCGTGACTTTTTATGTGCTTTGCGGTACATATTCATCTCCTAATTAACTATCCCCTGATTGCCCTGCCGTAATTCCGAGTTTTAGGACTACGATCAAAACTCTGAACACCTTGTACACGATACTGCAAATTCGGTCCTTTTTCACCACGCTTCAAAGATTCAGTGGTTACTCTTGGCTGATCCGCTTTTGGTTGTACATTACCTTGTGCCATTATTCTGCTCCATGCTCTTTCTTAGAGTGCTTCTCTTTAGGCGCTTGTGCGGGTGGATGAGGTTGTGATGCTTGTTTTTCTTCCATCTTTTTCAAACGCTGTTTTAGCAATTGTTTACCTGGAGCTTCTACCATGTCAAGCAAAGATTCTTTATCAATTGCGCCAGCTTTAAATAAGTTAAACGCTAATTGCTTTGTATCTTCAGTAAAGATTGGGCTGTTAGAGTGAGCATCCACTTTAACCACAAAATCGTTAGTAAATTGCTCTGCAATAAACGGCACATCTTCAGTATCTCTGTAATGTGTTGGATCGTACTGTTGCATGAGCTTGAGATATAAGGTTGCGACCTTTTCTAAGCTATCTTCCACAATCAAAGCCCGTTTTTTAGCTCTTGAGCTACCTAATCTGGCTAATTGGCTTGCATGACCAGCAGAACGAACCCCTGCTTCGCCTTTTCCTTGCAATACATTACCAATACCTGATACTTCCTCAAACATGGCACTGATCTCATGGATTACTTCAAATAAATCAGGTGGCATCTGTGGTGCTAGACGCTCTGCCTTAGCATTAGGCATATCAGAGCTTAATAAACCGCCTGGGCGATTTAATGCAAAGTTTTTCTCATCCAAAATGCCAGAAAAGCCAGTTAACGCTGTTGGAGGGCTAACTTGTTTAGATAACAGATCCAAAATCTCTACCCAACGGACATTGAGCAATACTTGAAGTTGCATCAGCTTTTGAACTTCGGATGCACCCCAATAGTAGTTAGGCAAAGGATTAGGGCAAATTTGAATAAATGGACATTCACCCTTGAGGAATAAGGATGCGCCTGGTCTGTCGTAAATAATGACATTAGGCGCTGCGGTAGTAACTACTTGGTAGTCTTGGGTTTCATCATTCCATACCCATAGTTCAGTCATCTCAACGGTATCTTCACCGACTTGAGGTTTGTAACGGTTTACGCCATACAGATCAAGGTTGATGTTGCCGTAAATAGTTGGATTGGTTTGTGACATCACAATCCGATTGACGGCTTCAGGAATCTCCGATTCAGATACCCGTGTGCCTGTCGTAATGCGTTTTACGATCTCATCACGCTTTGGATGTGAATACAGACGGGCATATAGTTCACTTTTAGTGATGTAGTAGGTTTGAACAAGGGCTTCTTGCCTGTCTGTATAAGAAATATCTTCACGCAACACCCCAATAGAATCAGGTTCAATCAGGTATGGGTTAATACCGTTGTTGTAAACGAGCTTAACAAAAGTGGTGTTGTAACACAGCGCCCATGTCAAAGCAGTCGAGAAAACCTGGTCTGCATTGGAGTTCAGCCACTCATCGTTGAGGGCTTGGGTTAAGCGTGGTGTCTTGCGTTGCTCTGAATCATTAACAGATGCGCCTAATTGAATAGAAAACCGTGTGGTTTCAGAGCTGTAAAGAAAACTGGTTAACTGATCTAAGTGAGGATTGATCTTGTTGAAATACGCTGGTGGTTCTTCAGGACCTGCGCCAAACAAATAATAAGCCCGCTGAGTGGTGTAATCACCTTTGCGGGCTTCTTTCGATACCGAACATTTTGCAATGAGATCTAAATAAAAATCTTCTCTATCTTCAGGTGAATTAGGTATTCTCATCGCTTAATCTGTAAGTTATCAGGATCTCTCATTGTAGAGCTTGGATCAATTGTAGGTCCTTTTATAACTCCAGCTTGTTGCGGTGTCAAGCCTACTTGCTCATCTCTCACAGGTTTAATTGCACCACCTCTGAGAAGGGATTGCATATTCAATCCTTGGAAGCCTTGCGAACCACCTCCCCAGATAGCAGCATCGCCTGGGCGGGCTTCTTTGGGCGCTTCGGGTTGCGGGATAGGTTTTCTGGAGAGCTTGTCTTTGTCAACGCCTTTTTTGCGGGTTGCGTACTTTTCGGCTTCTGCGTATTCTTTTTCGGTGAACTTGTTTTTCTTGGTGAGGAAGCCTTCTTGGTGTTCGCCTTCACGGGTGGTTTTGATGTCTGACATTCCGAACTCGATTGCGAGTTGTTTTGTGGACTTGTCCGTGAACTTGGTTTTGTTGCTGATAAGGTTAGGAGCTTGCAAAAATACGACCATAACTTCTTCATGACAATCCTTCATTGGACATTGTGGTTTACGGGATTCAAAATACCCATGCTTCGGACATTTGTAATCATTTACTACTGCCATTGTTATCTCCCCTTCAATTGCTCGTCAAGTGTTAAATCTGAATAATCATACTTTGGTTTAATACCCATGTTAATCTTAATCTCACCATTAACCAATGTCAATTTAGATGATTTTTGCAACACAGGCTTTGCTTCTTTGCGATATTGAACGAATAAAGTTCGATCACGGTTCTGCATGATGGCTACTTCACCCCGAATCCACTCTTGATAGGCTTTAGATACCCGTCTTTGCACATATTCCGTCATGGGTTCGCTTTCATTGATAAAAACATCCCGAATATGGGCTACAGACAATCCAGCCAAGTCAGCAAAGAGTGGAATACTGATACCACGCTCTTTATCCTTTAAAAACCGTTTAATGATGCGTCTTAGCTCTGATCTAGGATGGATTTCCAGTTGAGTTGCCATATACGCCTATTCTTTTAAGGTAATCCGATACATTACGCCCTACTGTAAGCTGTTCAGGGGTGAAATCATCTTGTACA